CGTGGGCTGGTCTATCATTAGACCCGTTCGCATCTAATTATGTTGCCGCAGTATTAGGTGATTATAAGTACACTTATCAAACAGATGGATCTACAGCCTATTTACAATTAACAGGTAGTTTCCCAAATCGCTCAGCTTATGTTCGTGTAAAAGCAGTTAACTTTACTACTCCTAATTATTTTAATAATGATGGAACTCCAAACGTATCGTTTACTGGATACTTACCTATCAATGCTAGTGGATCATTTGGTGGAGCAGCAGGAGCTGTAGGAGCAGGAGCTAATTTTTACCAAAACATAAACAATACAAATACTCAAGGTTTAGTACCTGTTAATTACACTGCTAGTTTAGCACTATTAGCAAATGCTGATGACTACAAATACAATGTATTGCTAACCCCAGGTATATGTAATTCACTTACAAATCATGCTAGTGTTGTAACTACTATTATTACTAACACTCAAAACAGAGGTGATGCTATTTATGTAGCTGACTTAGTACCATACGGTAGCTTAGTAACAGACATAACAACACAAGCTTCTACAAGAAATACATCATATGCTGCTGCTTACTGGCCATGGTGTCAAGTACAAGACCCAGATAGTGGATTAAATGTATGGGTACCAGCTTCAACTGTAATAGGTGGAGTATATGCTTATAATGATAGCGTTTCTGAACCATGGTTTGCACCAGCAGGTATAAACAGAGGTGGATTAAGCACTGTAATCAGAGCTGAAAGACGTTTACCACAAGGTGATAGAGATACTTTATATAACGGAAAAGTAAATCCTATTGCTACATTAGCAGGAACTGGAGTAGTAGTATTTGGACAAAAGACATTACAAACAAGAGCAAGTGCTTTAGATCGTGTAAATGTTCGTCGTCTATTAATTGCTCTTAAGTCGTATATTTCTCAAGTTGCTAACAACTTAGTGTTTGAACAAAACACAGCTGCTACAAGAAATAACTTCTTAGCACAAGTTAACCCATACTTAGAAAGTGTTCAACAAAGACAAGGTTTGTTTGCATTCCAAGTAATAATGGATGATAGTAATAACACACCAACAGTGATTGATCAAAATCAAATGGTAGGACAAATTTATATTCAACCTACTAAAACTGCTGAATTTATTTACTTAGATTTCAATATTACACCAACTGGAGCAACTTTCCCAGCATAAGATTTAAAGATTGAATATTTATAATAAACAAAAAACATGGCAATATTAAATTCAAACGAAATATTCTTCACAGCATTTGAGCCTAAACAGGCTAACAGATTCATCCTATATATGGATGGTGTGCCTAGCTACATTGTGAAGGGAGTAAACGCAATTACTTTAACTCAGGGTGAAGTACCTCTAAATCATATCAACGTACAACGTAAAGTTAAAGGTAAAACAGTGTGGAACGATGTAACAATGACATTATTTGACCCAATTACTCCATCTGGAGCACAATCAGTAATGGAATGGGTACGTTTACACCATGAATCAGTAACAGGTAGAGATGGATATTCTGACTTTTATAAAAAGGATTTAGTATTAGATGTTTTAGGACCTGTAGGAGACGTAGTAAGTGAATGGATTCTTAAAGGCGCATTTATAAAAGACGCTAATTTTGGTGATTATAGTTGGGATCAAGCCGATCAAGCTGTTAATATCACAATGACTGTAGCTGTCGATTACTGTGTATTAAACTTCTAATTTCACTACTTAACAATAAAAAGAGCTCGCTTTTAGCGAGCTTTCTTTTTTTAATATTTATAATAAAATAATATGTCACAAGATTTAGTATCACCCGGCGCTAGTAATAGTGAAGCAGATAAAACTGGTAATGCAGCATACATTGCAGCTTCAACTCGAACCCCAGTTAAAGGATTATTAGGGCTATTAGATAAAAATAGTAGCTTAACTCTTGGTATTAAAAGTGATGCTCCTTCCCAATTTGTACAACAATATTCATCTACAAAAACATACTTGTCAACGACACAAGGATTAGCAGATAAAGGTAGCGCAGCTACAGATTCTTTAGACCAAACAAGCCTAGACAACCCCATTAATACTGACCTAGTAACACAATACCCTCAATTTGCTCAGGGTCAATTTGGCGGAGCAACTCAACCTTTTTCCCAACAATGGAATGAAGAAAATGGGTATGTTTCTAACTCAAATCCTAATGCACAAGCTAATAGCTTAGGATTATCTGGCTTAGATATTGAGAACCCTTCGTCTGCAGCGACTACGGGTAACCCACTTATTAATACTAATTACCCCGAGTTAGCGCGTGGAGAATATAATGGATCACCAGACCAATTTACACAAAAATATACTCCTCGCAACACGTATTTAGATAATTTAACCCAAATAAAATCTGTAATTACCAATACCCAAACTAATACTCTAGACGAAACAGGATTAGACACTACAGACCCAAAAGTAGTATCAACTACCGCTATCCCTGATGCTATTAGTTACCCTACAGAATATCCATATGTTTCTCCTCAAGTAAGCCTAGGTGAATTTCAAAGTGCTCCATCTCAATATAGTCAAGTATATACTCCTACTAAAACATACTTAGATGAATATAATACTATAAGAGATATAAACACTAATCCTCAAACTAGTGTATTAGATGAAACAGCTTTAGATGTAGAAAATCAAGATGCACTAAACCAATCATTAGTATACTCTCCTACTAACCCAAATACTACTACAGTATATCCTGCAAATAATGTTACCGGAGTAACAGGTAGTGCCCCTCAAAACTTTGATCAAGTATGGAAACCTACAAACGATTATTATGGTTATATGAAAAAAAACTATAAAGCTCGTTAATAAAAACATAATTTGTATATATTTATATAGGACATTAAAGTTATAACAAATAAAAGATATGGAAAACAAACTAAACATTCCAACAGAGATTGTGGAATTACCTTCAAAAGGTTTACTTTACCCTAAAGATAATCCTTTATCAAGTGGTAAAATTGAAATGAAATATATGACCGCTAAAGAAGAGGACATATTAACAAATCAAAATTATATTAAAAGTGGAACTGTAATAGATAAATTACTACAGTCCTTAATTGTATCTAAAATAGATTACAATGATCTTTTTATTGGTGATAAAAATGCTATTATGATAGCAGCTCGTATTTTATCATATGGCTCTAAGTATGAATTTAGCTATAACGGTATAGAACAAGAAGTAGATTTGTCATTACTAGAAGCAAAACCATTCCATCCTGACTTTGCTAAAGCAGCTGTAAATAATTTTACTTATGTTTTACCTCATTCTAAAAACACTATTCGTTTTAAATTATTAACACATGGTGATGAGAATAAAATTGATCAAGAAATAAAAGGTCTTCAAAAAATAAACAAAACTACTACCAGTGAGGTAACTGTAAGATTAGGTAACATAATTACAGCTATTAATGGATCTGAAGACCCACAAGAAATTAGAGAATTTGTTAACAACTACTTCTTAGCTCGTGATGCTAGAGAATTTAGAAAATTTTATAGTGAATTAACACCAGATGTAGATTTGAATGTTACTTTAGCTAATAGTGAGGGCGGTGAGGAGGTCGTTTCTCTCCCAATCGGGGTTAACTTTTTTTGGCCTGACGCTTGATTATAGAGGAAATTTATTTAGACAAATACATGAAATAGTATTTCATGGTAATGGTGGGTATAGCTGGGAAACTGTTTATAACATGCCTGTATGGTTAAGATTACTTACCTTTAATTTATTAAAAGAGCATTATAATAAAGCAAACGGCCAATCCGAACAATCATGGATGGAGGGAGCAGCCCGAGACGAAGCCAAACTACAAGCACAACGTACTAAACGAGTGCCAGTATATAATACAGAGGTATCAAAAAAGTGATACCTCTCTATATTTATAATAAAATATCTTAAATGGCAAAACAGGTAGGCAATCTTAGCGAAGACGAAATAAGAAATATTAGGGCTGAGTCCATTGGTTTAGCTAATGATTTAAATACTATTAGTAATAGCATAGCATCTACTTTAGCCGCAGTAAGTAGAACAACTGGAGAGACTACTGATGCATTTAGAGAAAGCTTTAGTGCTTCTAGAGCATTGTCGGATGCTATGTCTAAAGTAGATGCTAAAACACTAGCATCTAGAAAAGAACAAGCTAAATTCCAGGACAAGGTTCGTAAAGCCCAAGAGGAAGCTACTAGATTAGAAGCCAAAGCTAGACGATTAAAAGATGAATCTGTTAACTTATCTCGAGAACAAGCTAAACAAGCATATCGAGTAGCTAGAGCATATGAGGACGGTGCTGAAAAATTAAGGAGCCAAGCTAAAGCAGCAGGTAAAATAGTTGAACAATTTGAGATACTAAACACCAAAACTAAATTTTTTGACGATTTATCTGACGCTGCTAAAGATATCCCAGTCTTAAGCAAAGTATTTAAAGATTTCCAAATAGCATCAGATGCAGCTCGAAAAGCAGCTTCTGAAGGTAGAAGTGGTCTTTTAGCAGGTGGTGGAGCATTAGGTGGAGCATTAGTTAAAGGCTTAGGTGGTTTAGGAATGAGTATGGCTGTTAAAGGTGTAAAAGACCTAGATGAGAGAATTACCTCATTGTCTCGCACTACTAACATGTCTAGGGCATCTGCTGAAAAACTAGTCCTATCATATAACGAAACAGCCCGATCAATTACGGGGTTAACTGGAAAAGAATTACAGGCCGCATCTGAAAACCTTTCTAAATCTTTAGGCACAACAGCTGCGTTTTCTGGAGACATAACAGAAGAATTAGCTACACAGGTTAAATTCTTAGGGTTATCTGCTGATGAAGCAAATAAATTAGCAACATTTACACTAGCTACAGACCAAAACCTTAAAGATGCGGGAAATGAACTTAGAGGAGAAGTTATACTAAGTAATGCTCTTAATAAAACAGCCATTGATTATAAGGCTATTACTAAAGATGTTGCTAACTCCAGTTCTTCTATAAAAATATCCACCCAAGCATCAGGTAAAAGTTTAGCTACAGCAGCTATTGAAGCTAAAAAACTAGGATTAAATCTATCTAGCGTAGACAAAATAGCTAACTCATTACTCCAATTTGAATCATCTATATCAGCTGAATTAGAAGCTGAATTATTAACAGGCAAACAAATTAACCTAGAACAAGCTAGATTATTTGCTTTAAATAATGATACTGCTGGTGTTGCTAGAGAAATAGCTAAACAGGGTGTAGACATTGCTAGTTTTGGCAAGATGAATCGTATTCAACAAGAAGCGATTGCTGCTGCTTTAGGAATGGGTAGAGAAGAATTAGCTGATTCATTAATAGAACAAAAAGCATTAACTAATTTAGGTGCTAAAAATAAAGAAGAATTAAGTGATAAAGTTAAGTTAGAGTTACAAAATATAGATGCATTAAAAAAACAAGGTAAACTTGGAGAAGCAGAAGCAGCTAGAAAAAAACTTATTAATAATTTAGGTAACGATACTTTATTACAACAGCAAGAAAATAGAAACTTAACAGAATTACAAGCGGAAGCTGCTCAAAAAATAATTGAAGGATTTGATTACCTATATAAAATATTAGAACCTATTAGGCAGATATTTCAGTTTATTATAGATAATGCTAGAACATTAGCCATTATACTTGGTGGTATAGCTGCTTTAAATATAGGCAAAGGAGTATTAGGCCTAATTAAAAACCTAAGATCAGCTAGATCTGAAGCATCTGCCCTAAATAACACAATGGGGGGTGGAGGTGGAGGAGGCCGAGGTGGTCGAGGCGGTAAAATGGGAGTAGGAATAGGTGGTGGAGCATTAACTGGAGGATTAAACAGTATAGGAGCATTTTCAGAGGGTAATACTGGCGAAGGTATAGGTAATATAGCTGGAGGGATAATAGGAGGTGCTTTAGGTACATTCCTAGACCCATTTATTGGCCCATTAGGAACAATGCTTGGTGCCCAATTAGGTTCCATGGCTGGTGGTGCTATTGGTAGCTATTTCGATGAAGGCCCGGCAATGGCTACAGGTGGTATAGTAACAAAACCAATTCGCAATGCTACAATTGGCGAGGCAGGAAGAGAAGCAATCATACCCCTAGACTCAGCCCAAGGAAAAAACATATTAGGTATGGACTATAATAAATTAGCTCAAGCCCTTAGCCAAATAAAGGTAGTACCTATCATAAACTTAGATGGCAAAAAAGTATCTGATAATACCGTTGCCAACACTAATGTATCTGCTGCTATGATCCAATAATATTTAATATTTATAATAAACATTTAAAACAATACAATCATGGGACTACTAGACCAACTCCAACAACAAGGCTCAAACCTAACTGCATATGATGGTGAAAGACCATCTGTTAACCCACTAGCAACATACTCATCTAAACTACATAGGAGATACTCAGTCCAAGGTGATAGTTTTAGTAACGTTAACGCAGCTTATCAACAATATTTAGATGGGGTAGCTAATAACTTACCCCAACCATCACAATTAAGTTTAGGTGGGGGTAACCCTCTTCCATACATCTATCAACAACCTAACTAATGGCTTTAATTGATCTAAAAACAGATCTTAAATCACTACAGTATGGGATGGATAGAAAGGATGGTGCGTCAAGCAACCAACCTTATATTGTAACTCCTATACCGGAAGGGAATGCTCCTACTTCTCCGGATTTTTTACTGCGTAATGGTACACTAAATCCTAAAAGTTCTTTAGA